TCAGGTCCTCCAGGTCCTCCAGGACCTCCAGGTTCAAGTGGAACAGCAAATACTGATCCAGCATTTGACATATATGTAAGAAATACACAAACAACTCCATCAACTATATCAGTTACTTTTGATACTACTGATTATGATAGTTGGTTAGTTATCGTTACCTCTGGTGGCGGTGGCGGTGGCGGTGGTTCTTCAGGTGGAAACTCTGGAGGAGGCGGTGGCGGTGGTGGTACAGCCATTCGTAGATATTCTGCTGCAGAAATGGGTAATGGTCAGTGTACTTTATTTGTTGGTCAAGGTGGTTCTGCTGGATCTGGTGGAAATAATGGATCTGCTGGACAGTATTCTCAGTTCTATCCAAACTCAAGTCAGTATGCTATAACTGCTTATCCTGGTCAAGGTGGTGTTGGTGGTAATTCTGGTTCTATTGTTGCTGGTGGTGGAGGAGGAGTTGGATATGGTGATATAAATTCCTTTGGTGGTGAAGGTACTCCTGGTGCTGGTGGAGAAACTGGTAGAGGTGGAGAAACTTATTGGGGTGGTGGTCACACATGGACTCCTGGTGGAGGTGGAAGAGGAGTTGGTGGTGGTGCTAATCCTATAGGAATAAATGATGGAAAGCCAGGACAAATTGTAGTTTTTTCATATAAGAAGAGTAAATTTACAGTTTAATTATGAGTTTCTTAAACGATTTTAAAAAAACAGATCTTCAACAGCAAGCTGATGCTGATGCTGTTCAAACTAATATAAGAGCTGGTATTGGAACCACTTACATAGATTTTGCTATAATTGATAATGCTACCAGTTTAGTAGCAACTACTATAGTAGGATATGCGGATACATCCAAGAATCCAACTTGTGCTGAAATGGGGTTTACTGAACATCATTTCGTTGCTATTGGTGCTACTTATCGTGGTGAATTTGCTGGTATTTCAAATCGGTGCTTAGTAAGACCTGATTGGAAATATACTGATGCTGGTGGATTCTTTGATCCAGTTGATTATACAGAAGCATGGACAAAAGGTTTGAGAGAAACCAGAGATGTAAAATTAGCAGAATCTGATTGGACTCAATCAGTACCAGATAGTACATTATCATCTGATAAGAAGACTGAGTGGGCTACTTATAGACAGGCACTAAGAGACTTACCTGCTAATACTGCAGATATTGCAAATCCTCCTTGGCCAACTAAACCATCATAAAATAAATAAAGAGGTATATTAATACAGAATGTCAAGAATTGATTTTCCAGCCAATCCTAACGTAGGACAAGATTATTCCTACAATAACTCCCTTTGGAGATGGGATGGATTTGTATGGAGAAGAATTCCTGATCCAGGTGCTCCAGGTCCTGCAGGTCCAAGTGGTCCTCCTGGTTTTACTGGTCCTAATGGTCCTCCAGGTCCAACTGGTCCTGATGGTCCTCCTGGTCCTGCTGGTGGTCCTCCAGGTCCTCCAGGAAATGATGGTGCAGATGGAGATACTGGTCCAACTGGTCCTCCAGGTATTGGTGGTCCAACTGGTCCTGCTGGTCCAACTGGTTCTCCAGGTCCTTCAGGTGGATCGGGTGGTCCTGGTCCCACAGGTCCGACTGGTCCCACAGGTCCAACTGGTCCTGATGGTCCTCCAGGTCCTACTGGTCCAGGCAATACAGGAACTATTGATAGTGTAAAGCAATATAGAACTACTGGTGTAGAGAGAAGTTGTGAAAGCCCGATCTTTGTAGTTAATAACAATACAATTGGTATTGGATCGACAAGTAACGCTTACGGAAATAGATTTGCTCAGAATGATGATCCTACTAGTTCTGCTGGTGGTAGTTGGTCTGTATGTGATGGAGATTTATGGTATGATATGGACTCTGGTGCTGGTGGCGGACCTGGTCCTGCTGGTCCTCCAGGTCCATCTGGTGGAGATGGTCCTCCAGGTCCTCCAGGTCCAGCAGGTCCTCCAGGCTCAGGTGGTGGCGGTGCTAATGTAGAAACATCTGATACAGCACCTACTTCCCCTAGTGATGGTGATCTTTGGTGGGATTCTGTTAATGGTAGATTAAATGTTTATTATCAAGATGCTGACAGTTCACAGTGGGTTAGTTCTAATGGTGTAGGTATTGGAGAAACTGGTCCAAGTGGTCCTCCAGGTCCAACTGGTCCTGCTGGTCCTCCTGGATCTGGTGGTTCATCAGACATAATATCAGAAGGTAATAGCCACGTAGAAGTTATTGATACTGGAGTTGGTTTAGGTACTGTTTTTGTTAATACAGAGGGTACTGATCGTTGGGAATTTACTCATCAAGGTCATCTTCTTCCAATAGCACATGAACAATATGATATTGGATCAGCAGATCAAAAAGTTAGACACTTATTCTTATCCGATAACAGTATCAAATTTGTTGGTGCTGCTGGTACAGTTAATTCATTAGGAATATTTACAGGTACTGATAAACTAACTTGGACTGGATCCTATGGTGATATGAGTATAAGTGGGCATCTTATTCCTACTGATAATGCACAATATGATCTAGGTAATGCAGAATATAAGATTAGACACTTATTCTTATCTGATAACAGTATCAAATTTATTGGTGCTGATGATGTAGAACGTGCTGTTGGTATTAGTAATGGTAATTTAACCTATATGGGTAAACAATTATTAACAGTTCAACTTGATAGTCCTCAATCTGGACAAATTTTAGAGTATAATGGAACAGTATGGGCAAACAAAACTAAATCTTCATATCCATTTGGTGGTGCTTGGCATATACCAATAGGTAACTAAATACTAGACAGGAATTAACACATTATGGCAGCAACAGTATATACAGGTCAAATACAACCAGGAGGAACTTTTCTTCATACTAATAGTTCTGGGGGTAATGAGCGTGTGATTATTAATTATATCTACGCTGGTAATACCGCAAATGCTGTTTCTTATCCAATAACAATTAAATTTGGAACATCTGGTACTAATGGTAGTAATGCAGGTGGGGGAGATAATGAAACTTATTTTGAAATATCACAATATGGTTCTTTTGGAAAGTCTTTAGGATGGGGTGTTCCAGGACAACAAGGTAATAATAGTAATTTTAGTGGTCAGAATGCAAATACATCTCAATCAACGGCTGGTCCTACTGAAGTGTATTTGTCTAATGGACATCACTTTAAGATAGAAGCTACTAGTGCTTTAACGTCACAAAGTCAGGCTAGATATCAAGTTGTAGTAATACCTGAATAATGGCAGTAAATTTTCCAAATAGTCCATCAAATAATGATACCCACACCGAGAACGGTTATACATGGAAGTGGGATGGAACTACTTGGATAATTCAATCTGTTGCTCCTCCTGGTCCAACTGGTCCTGCTGGTCCTCCAGGTTCTAATGGTAATGATGGTGCTGATGGAAGTGATGGTGGTCCTGGTCCTGCAGGTCCTCCAGGTCCTTCAGTTACTGGTCCTCCAGGTCCCGCAGGTCCTCCTGGTCCACAGGGTACTGGTAGTGGTGATGCTATAGGATCAATCATAGCATGGTCTGGATCTACATCTAATATACCAAGTGAGTATCAATTATGTAATGGTTTTACACCAGTTACGACTGCATTACAACTAATTGTTGGGGTAGGTAACGGTGTTCCTGATTTAAGAGATAGATTTATTGTTGGAACAGGTCCTAATTATAGTAATAAAAATTGGGGTACTGCATTTTCTGCTGGTACTGTAATTCCTGCATATTATTCCTTATTTTACATAATCAAACATAGTGCTACTCCAAGTGGTCCTGCTGGTCCTCCAGGTCCTCCAGGCTCAGGTGGTGGTGCTAGTGTAACTACTGATGATACTCCTCCAACTTCACCTAGTGATGGTGATCTCTGGTGGGATTCTCAGAATGGACGATTAAATGTTTATTATCAAGATGCTGATAGTTCTCAGTGGGTTGATGCTTCGGGTAGAGGTGTATCAGTTACACAAACTACTGGAACATTTAATGTAACACAACAACTTTGTCAAAATTGTCAAACTAATGCTGGAGTGTGGGTGAAAACTGGTAATATACTTCATGTTGATTTTAGTATTCAACATAATGGTGGAACTGCTGGAGATACCAATTTACGATGGGGTGGGCAAACTCAACATCTTACAATAAATGATTCATCATTACATCCAGTAGTTGATTCAACTATACACTGGGATAGGAGATTTTTTGATTTACTTCCTGGTAATATAACTAGCACTCAAGGAATATGGAACGGTAGTGCGGCTGTTACTCCTGCTGGTGGAATATATAATTTTACGGGATTAGCAGCAGGATCAGGACAATATGCAAAATATTACTTTAGTGGTAGTTGGAGGGTAGCATAATGGCAATAGATTTTCCTACAAGTCCTAGTACAAACGATTCTCATACTCATAATGGGTTGACATGGAAGTATGATGGCACATCTTGGGTTTTACAGACAACTATTACTGCTGGAGCAACTACTTATACTGACTTAACAGATACTCCTGCTAGTATGGGAGGTGCTGGAGAATTTGTTAAAGTTAATGCTGCTGGAAATGCTTTAGAATTTACACCTTCTCCAACAACTACAACTATTAGGTGGGGAAAGAATAATAATACTGGTAGTGCTGATTATACAGAATTTAATAGTGGTGCTACTGGTAAAACATATCAGCATTCTGCAAGTCAGACTAGTGGTAATCTTTGGGGTGGATCGCATAGAACAACATTAAATGGCGGTGCTGGTGGTGACACTCGTCATTTCTTTGCATTAAACACAGGTGCAGTAACTACATGGACTATCGGTGTTGATTCTACTAGTACTGTTACAAGTAGTGGTCCTAGACTTTGGACTTCACCCGATGGGCAGAATTGGACTTTACATACTAGTGGTGCATCAATAGGATATCCAACACCAACATATTCAGTATCTGCTGCTCAGATTTGTATTTGTAGTATAGGTCAGAGCACAGATTTAACTTTTACTGTTGGATCTACAGCAACATATAGTAGTAGTGGTTCCTTTATTACATTATCTGATACACCTGCAAATTATACTTCCAGTAGTAATAAGTATCTAAAAGTAAATAACGGTGCAACTGCTGTAGAATTTGGAGACCTTCCTTCATTAGGATTACCTGTAGTTAATGTTAAAGATTTTGGTGCAGTTCCAGGTGCTAATGGTGTAACAAATAAAGCTGGTATCGAATCAGCAATTAATTCATTAGCAGCTACAGGAGGATTGGTTTATATTCCTACAGGAAGTTATGCTATAACTGGTACTATATTAATAGATCAAGGTGTTATGGGTGATGGTGGTGGTATAAGTATCATCGGTCCTACTCAGAACTATAGGATTAGTGCTGCTGATGGTGAAGGAGCTTGTTTGGTTTCTACTGATCCTATTAGTGATATATTCAAAGTAAATAATGTAAGAAATGTAACTTTTGCTAATTTATCATTTGATCATACAGATGGTGCTCCTAGAACTGATGGTGCTGCTGTTCATTTTTATTCTAATGTAAATACTCAACAGATTAGAATGGATAGGATCTATATCCGAAAACAATTTGGTGGTATTAAAGTAGACGGACATTCAATTGCAACATTTAGAGATATAGAGATTAGAGATTTACCACTTCAGCCTGGATGCTATGGAATGTTATTCTCTGCTTCTGCTGGTGGATCTGAAAGAGTTGATCAGGTAAGATGTGAGAATGTTATTATTGATGGTGTAGTTGATGGAGGTCCACATCCAGAAGCAACTGGATTATGGGTTAAAGATTTTGTAAATTCAATATGGTTCCTTAATTGTGTTGTTCTTAGATGTAATAAAGGATTCTTAATGGATTCAACTGTTCCTAGTGGAGCAACAGGTAATCCTGGTTCATTCTTTAGAATAAATGATTGTGATTTTGATACAAATAATTCATATGGTATTGAGATTGCTGGTGGTAGTTTTATTTGGATTAATAACCCATACATAAGTAGTAATCTTAAGCATGGACTTTATGTTAATAGTACTTTTACTGGTGTTTTAAGAGTAAATGCTGCTGATTGTAGAGGTAATGGTGAACATGGAATGTGGATTCGTTCTACTAATCATAGAAAGATCTTTATAAGAGATTCGCAATGCTCTAATAATGGTACGGTTTCAACTAATAATTATGATGGTCTTCACATATATGATGATGGTTCTGCAGATCAATCAGATATAATGATTGATGGTGGACAGTATGGTGGAGATATAATGGGAACACCTGATCCTGGTAGTAATAATATGACTACTACACCTCAGAGATATGGAATTAATTTTACTAATAATACAAAATATAAAAGGATCATTATTAATAATGTAGATTGTTCTAGTAATAGAACAGGATCAATTCAATTTAATGTTGGTAATGGAATTGATAATATGATTCATAATGTTATTCCATATCATGGATCACACTCAGGTGCTCACTAATGGCAGTTAAGATAAGAAAAGGTGGTAGTTGGGTAACTATAGTAGGTAATGGTCCTGCTGGTCCCGCAGGTCCTCCAGGTCCTACAGGTCCTACAGGAAATGATGGTGCAGACGGTGCTGATGGAAGTGATGGTGGTCAAGGTCCCGCAGGTCCTACTGGTCCCGCAGGTCCTCCAGGTCCTACAGGTGGTGCAGGTGGAACTGGTCCCGCAGGTCCTCCAGGTCCTTCTGGAAATGATGGAGCAGATGGAAGTAATGGTCCAACTGGTCCTGATGGTCCTCCAGGTCCCGCAGGTCCTCCAGGTCCTACAGGTTCAGGTGGTGGAACTGGTCCTGCTGGTCCCGTAGGTCCTCCTGGTCCAGCAACTCCTGGTCCACCAGGTCCAACTGGTCCTTCTGGTCCCCAAGGTGTTGCTGGACTAGATGTTGGTGTATCCCCTCCAGCTGGTCCTTCTACTGCTGGTGATTTATGGTGGGAATCTGATACAGGTCATCTATATGTTTATTATAATGATGGTAACAGTAATCAATGGGTAGCAGTTTCACAAGGTCCTTCTGGATCGCCTGGTGGAGGTGGAGTATTTACAACATCAAATTGGAATATACCAGTCTAAATAGTAAACAGGTAATTTAAAATCATGGCGGCAACAGTATATAACGGAGTATTACAGGGTACTGGATCAATTCATACACAAACTCTTTATACCAACAGTACTGGTAAAAATGTAAGGATAGTGTTTAATTTCTTTGAGGTAGGAAATACTCATCCTAGTGAACTTGCAATATATTTCGGTCCATCATCTAGTCCTAATCATAATGCTGGACAAGACCTTGATACGATTTTTGTAAGTGCCACATCAAGTTATCGTGCAGGTAAACATCTTTCACTTTTCAGGAATGATGATAATACAGTAAATAATGCATATGCTTCTTATCCCAGTTCTTTTCCATTAGAAATGATGTTAGCTAATGGATCAAAAATTAGTGTAAGTATTCCTGCACAAATAAGTTCAAATACTAATGCTCTCTCATATAATTTTGTAGCGATAACGGAAGATTAATAATATGGCAGCATTCGATTTTCCAAACAGTCCAGCCCTTAATGATACTTATACCTTAAATGGGGTAATATGGAAGTATAATGGATATGCTTGGGAT